TCCTGCAGAAGTTTTTAATATAAACTTTGCATTCCAACCAGCAATATCCGCAGATAAAGATGGTAGTTTTACAATAACATCAGCAGATCCATTCTGAACGCACATAAAGAGCTTTCCAGAATCTGAAGGTGTCAACTGAACATTAGTATCAAGAGTTTGAACTAATTGATAGCTATAAGAAGGATGACTACCTATTTTTGCATTAGCCATTATCTACCTCCTTAAGTAGTTGTGAAGTCAGACAAATTAGCTGCTACGCCAGTTCCACTTGAAGTGCATTTTGCATCACATCTCCATGCAGATCCAGTATAAGTAAAAACAGCTATAGAGCCTATTCCAGGGCCAGCATTTGTCAAACCAATAAAGCTAGCAAAATCATCTGCTGCTCCATCTGCCGTACCAACTGTCATGATAAGTCCAACAGCACTACCAGTAGCACCTGTCATTTTGTAAATAGCCGAATTAGCAGCGAAAAACTCACCAGATGTTCCAACTTTTTGAGTTTGACTATCGTTTATTCCAACTATCCATTCTATAACAATAGTGTCGCCTTTAGTTGAGTTAGCCTGAGTCGGAAGCGTAACTGTCATCGCATTACCGTCAGCAGGCGCTAAATACCAAGTATTTTTAGTTAATGCTCCAGATGCTCCATTAGCTAATTGAGATTTAGCATTAACATATAACTCATTAGCAGCAGTTATATTGCCACTTGCAGTTAACTTACCTGTTATGTTAAGATTAGTCGATAAATCTACTTCACTGTTAGTATCATCCATAGAGAATTTAGCTAACGCGTCAGCAAATTTATTTTGTCCATAATTAATTGACATATTTTATCTCCTTATTTCCAGATAGCGTGAGCTTCAGGCATTGACCATTCCATACCAGCTTCAGTAAGGATAAGATCTACGCGTCTGTCAATTCCGCTATTCTCTAATGTTTGCACGCCTACGTACACTGATGTGTCACGATTAACGCCATTACCAACTAAAGGTCTATATGCACAATGCTTCATATTGATACCTAACATTTTAATATCTGTTCCATCTAAGTGAATATTACGTGCAACATTCATATCACCGTATGGTGTTGAGAATGTAGTAATATCTACACCTAAGACTTTTTTCT